AACGAACTGAGCACTAAAGTCATCCGAAGTAATCTTCATATATACCCCTGCTGGAGGTACAACCCCTGTCGTTGTTGTTATGAAGTTTGATGACTGTGCCTTCTTTTCTAGAACAGTGGCTGTTACGCACTCGTTAATAGCTCCACTAGTGTCAGACTTAACAGTGTACCTGTCTCCCTCCTCTACTTTTCTTGCGTTTTCGCCCTCTAACAGAAAATATATGTTATTAGTTCCATCCTGAATCCAATAAAATTGAGCGTAAATTGTTTCGTACCCTTGTTTGTCTGGCTTTATTAAAAACTTATACCTAGTCGCCCAATATGGTGGCTTTTGTATGCTTGGTATTGTAACCTTAATGCTATTTTTACTGTCTGAATATTCACAAGGAACATGCTCTGTATTCCTGTTACTTACCAAAGCTGTAGTTGAACGATTAAAATCGTCCATGTAAGCTATTGCTATTTCGTACCCCCTATTGCTATGAAGACTTTTTGAGAATCCACCTGTAGAATAAGCTCCTTCTGCTTCATGAACTCCGTAATATTCGTAAGCGTATGCCCCGGTTGGGTTGTTTGCATCAGCAACGTATTGAATAGCAGGAAATTTAAAGCTAATAAAATTACTAGAAGGCGTTGAAAATACTTCTATAGGCTGACCGTTTGCCGTTATACCACTTGCATACTTAGTAAGAGTAGCTAGAATAGGAGAGTTACAGTTATATATATCTGTAAACGTAGTTCCACTACAAGAAGTTGGGTTTGTAGGGTCGTAAACAGGAAGTATGTTTGATGTAGTACCTACCTTATCTAAAAACTCTGTACTTGAAGCTAAATCATAAACAGATGTATAGCTTCTAGGAAGAGTAAATAGCAGAGATACTTTGAACGAGCTGGATGCAGTAATAGGAATTGTTCCAGAACTAAAAACTCGTAAGAAAGTTATGTCAAACGATATAGAACTACCTGCCACCATATAGTTTACACCTGCACTTGGGTTTAATACGCTTAAATCAAAGTCAACAATTCCTTTATAATAAACAACAGTCCCCTGGGGATGGGTCTATATTGTAGTTTGTAAATCTTTTGGTATATGGAAAAGTGTAGCCATTAGAAATGCTTTCTGATATTAATTCAGTATAGTACTCTAGTTTTAGCTTATTTCCAGATACATCAATCAAGTCATACCCCTCCGTGTAGTTACCATAAACAAGTCTATTACTCATAACCGTCTGAGCCTTAGCGAATCTAGGTACATTATCGTAAAGCCTTAATATCTCAGAAGAAGGAAGTATTGTATAAATCTTACTGTTGTCAAATGTATAAGTCCTAGATTGGTTATCTCCCCATCCATTATCTACTTTGTCCAGCTTCTCTATCACCCTAATTACTGGGTCGTCAGCATCCTTAAACAGTAAATCTATACCAACAACCAAATCTCCTCCTGTTTGAAATGTAATGATGGCTGCGTTAAACTTATTCTCCATTCCCTCATTAAGTACACTCTCTGCACTTAAAAAGAAATCTTTAGGCTCAAACGCAGGTTGTGAAAACTGAGATGTAGCAGAGTATTCATTGTTTGCGTACCTGTAACGGTATCCAAAGCAGATAAACCTATCCTCCATGTAATTAATGTCATTTCCTATGTCAATAAGACTAACTGAAGGAGATGTAAGCGGTGCTTTCTTGATTACAAGTAAAGACTCATCGCTAAATGTATCTACATTTGAAACAGGAAACGAATAGCTATTATCTACGTCAATCCTTCTAGGAGCGTTGTAGTCATCCGTAAAGAATAATAGGTTTTCAACCAAAGAAACCCCTGTTATTAAATACTCAGGGTTAAAGTTTAAGGTGGTAATTATACCAGCTCCAATGTTATTCAAAATACTTACAACGTGATAGTTTAAGAAGGAAGTCTTAGTGTCAAATGATACTATCAAATCAAGTTTTCCACTAGCTCCAACTGTAAATGTTGGGTCGTGAACAAACCAAAACAGTCTTTCATTCGCTCCGTCTTCAAACGCTCCAATGCATCTAGCGTTAGCACTCAGTGGAGTACCATCTATATACTTAAGGCTTGTCAGCGGAAGGTTTCCTAATGAGTTCTCTATAGAGCCAACATTATTTCCCTCCGTAGAGTTAACCCTTACGTTTAATGCATCAATGTATTCACCGTCCTGCATAAGACGCACATCGGTAGACTTATTCATTCTACCCTTGGTAAAACTTCTAGTTATATTTGCCATATTATTTTATAATCTTATCCTGACCTCTCATGTTCATTAAAAGTCTTCCTGGGTGTATATTGCTGATTCTGATTTTTGCGTTCCTTAGAAGGGCTGATTTGTCCTTTTTAGCTCTATTTACAACATACTCTTGAACCCCCAACTTAGAATTAAGTATCGAGTACTTAATATACGCATAAATAAACTCCTCAAACATCTTGTTTACACTAATGCTTGATTCATCTCCATTCTCCATTCCATCAGAAACGTATTCCAATACACACAATTCACCTGCCATACTAGAGCTAAAGTTAATTACTCCTGACTTTTTATTTATAGTAAACGTAGGGTTTGCATTCGCAGTTTCAGTATTTAAACCAAACCTTGCTCCTATTGAGTAATCAAAGTACCAATCACCATCAATATTATACCCTGATTTTCCGTTATAAGCTCCTCCTCCCAAGTAAATGCTTTTCTTAGTTCCTGCTATTCTATCCGTGTCCAAGAAAGAAAACTGAGGTTTTAAAACATTTCCATTGATATCAAAAAGTATTCTGTAGTTATTATCCTGAAGATAAGCGTCAGAAGATGTCGCTTGAATATTTTCTGTAAGTGGTCTTAATACTCCTCCTGAATATAAAGACACTCTAACCCAATTTACATAGTCAGGTGGTAATACAAATCTAAGTAAGTCAGATACATTAAGCTCTAACGCTTTAATTTCTTTAAACGCATCGTAGTTTAATTCTTGTATCCCTCTCTTAGCATGAAATAAAACCTTATACCTCTCTTCGTTATTAATTAATGAGTGGTTTCCAGCATACATCACCATAAAGTTATTTACTATGTCCTTAAGTGTAACGTATTGATAAGAGCCCCAGTTTTCATTTTCTGGTAGTGCTCCTCCGTTCTCGTAGTATTGATATTGTGATATATATGCCATTATGCTTCAGTTTGGTTTGCTTGTTGTTCTTCTGCTTGAGCGAATTGTACTATTTGAATTTCTCTTATAGACATTCCTGCGTATTGAAGTATTCTTGTTACTAATGAAACTTCATCATCTAATGTAAGTTCAAAATCTTGGTAATCAGATCTAGTTGAATCAAATGCAGGTTCTCCATTTGGTAAAAGGATGTAAGTCCACTTTGGTTCTTTTGGATATCTAATATACTGAGCTACAACTCTTCCAGGTTCAATAATTGTTTTAGGGAAAAGACTCATAAGTATTCCTTCCTCTGTGTATACAGGAAATATCTCAGAAGGTGCTGTAAACGAAGTGCTGTTAAGCATTGTTATTTTACTATGGTTTACTTTCTCCGCTTCGTTCTGTACTGATAAAAATATAGAATAATCTTGAGGAGTAGCCGTGAATATATCTGCATCTAAAGATAAAACATTGTCACTTACTATAGAAATTACCTCTGCTGAGGTATAAGTAGTCGTGTTAACTACAATATCTCCAATAGCTACAGTAGCTGTAAAAGTAGCTGTAGAGTCTACTAATTCATTAGGAGTACCGGAAACAGAAGTGTTAGCACCACTGGTTCTAAACTTTTCATAAACAAGAGCTTTGTTTATTAAATAATAATCATCTCCTGTAGTTGTCGCAGAAGGCAATAGAAATTTATTAGAAGATCCATAGTGCATATAACTTGTTACACTAAACATATCTATAACCTCTTCTATCCCTTTTGTGATATCTGCATACCCTGTTCCTGAAGAACGAGCATTTTCTTTATTTATTTGTCTATTATACTGATAAAAATATTCGTTAAATAAATCCATCTGAGCTTGTTTTGAAAACAAGTTGAAGTCTGATGGAGAAATATAACCGTAGTTATTTTTATTAAGTATAGATAAAACTGTGTTTCTAACTGAATTTATCATCTTTTACGTTTTTACAAAGATAAGCAAAAAAAAAGAGTAGTCCTTTTACAGACTACCCTAATTAGTTTTAACTTTTATTTAATATTAAAGATTGCTTTCCAACATCTTTAAAGATTCTATTCCATCGTCAGTTTGTAAATATGAAGTTACGCTATCAATAGCATCACCTCCAAATGGAACTGTAAGCATTCTCTTTTTATTTGAAGCTGTATTATACCATACTTCAGTCTTGTTTTTTCTGAATGTAAGTAGTCCTCCGTCAAAGAAAGATTGTGCTTGAGATTTTAACTTCAAAGAAGAGTCATCTAATATATCTAAAAATCCTTCCGGATCTTGTTTTGCATAAATTAATAAATCCCTTTTAAGTTCTTGTGTAGTGATTGTAGAAGATTTATGCCCAAATAATACTCTGCTTACTATCTCAATCTGATCTAAATCTAATTGTCTAGCAGCTACAAGTGCATCTACCTCTACGTTAAGTCTTTCAACTACTTCTGAAGCATCTTGTTCTTCATCAGCTTCTTCATAAGTAACTCCATTTCCAGGATGATACTCTAAAAATTCTTGTAATACAGGATTAGTTTTTTGAACCATCAAAAGACCATCCTCAAAAATAATAGGCTCAAGTATTGCATTTCCATCCTGCTCATCTTCAAATGGTGATTTTTGATTTCTAGCATATCTTAAAGGTCTATTCTCATTCTTTTCTTCGTCATACCATAATAATGGCTGTCTTGAAGAACCTCTTGTAGAAATCATTAATGATAATGGGGCTGCATCAGCCAATAATCTGTATACTTTATCCTTTGGTGTTTTTTTGTTTTTCATTTGATATAATTTTTATTTGATTTATAATAAAAAAATAGAGGTCGCAAATTGCGACCCCTACCTTTAGTTTTAAACTTATGCTTGTTTGAACAAGAAGAAGTTGTTTGCACCTAGTGTACATACAGCTCTTTCAGACAAGAAGTTTACTTCCATAGCATCTAAATCGCTATTTGAAGCACCACCTGCTGAACCTGTCATCCATGTCTTGTAACGTCTGTCTTCAGTTTCAGAAGCTCTGTATCTAACGTGTAAGAATGGTCTCTTAGCATTTTTTCCTAAGATTTGGTCATAAACAGTAGTAGAACCTGCAGGAACTAATAGTCCGTTGACTTTACCATTTGTTAATCCACCTCTCATTGTTGGGTCATTCAAGTATTTCCAATCTGACTTGTAGAAATCATACCCTCTTCTGAATCCTGTGAATCCTAAGTTAAGAGCCAT